GTTAGAGACTTCTCAGGGGGTACTACGATTACGCTGGGGTCAGCGAAGAAGTACTTAGAGCGAGTCTTGCCTTCGCGAATGACAACGTGCCCATCATTACCAAAATCAAGTTCTGGTTGGTTGTGCAGGTACATACCCCGAAGGAACTGAGTCAAATCATAGATTGCAAAGTCTTTAGGAAACTCTTCTTGAACCTCTGCTTCTGCCATGATGTTCTTCATCACAGAGATAGTGCGGAGCTTGTTGCCTTTTTTGAACAAGATGGACTGATTGATGTCCGAGAAGTTCTTCAGAAGGTTGATTGTCTTATCAGAAAGTTTCATAGGTTCCCTTAATTTCATTATGCAGTCCAGAGAAGTGGTAGAGAAGAATGCAATAGTGAATTGCCTTCAGAATGTCTTGTTTTGACTTACCGTTCTTCTTGCCAAATCGAGACAGATACTTGATTGCATTAGATCGACAGAAAGGTTCTGCATCACCAATACTTTCAATCAAATCAAGAGTCTGAGTTTTAGACTCTTGGGAGGTGTAGTGAGATTTATATGTTGAAGAGAGATACTCACGGATCTCCTTCATAGTTTTATCCTCTTCATACTTCCAGAATCCATTAGTAGAAAGGGAATCCAGATTCAAATCAATTTTTTCTTCAGGTTCCATAGTAAGGTTGAATGAAATAGTGTCTGGTGCAATAGCGCCAGGGTTACCCGTCAAACTGAACCCATCTTCCTCCCAGAAGTCTTGATTAGATGTGCTGAAAGGATTGGGTCTGTCACTGTCATTACGATCATAGTCGTAATAATAATCGGAATGCTTTACTTGATCCATTACAAAGTAGCGGGGGTCATGAGGCATAGTTATCCGTTATCATTATATCAGGATCCAATCTCTTGGTCAATGTATACCTTCTCACCAGTAGCAGTCAGGTCAAAGTCAGCATCAACTTTGTCGTAGAGTTCCAGAAATGCTTGCTTGGTATCTTCATCAAATCGATTGATACAAACTTGCATTGCCTTCTCTTTATTGCCAAAGATCTCATATGCCTTAACAATGTGAACCAGACGACGGGTGCTGATGATCTCTTCAATACCACCATCATAGAAGGTCTTACGGATAATGTCTGCCCAATCTACAAGACGTTGGCAAAAGTCATCATCACCACAAATCTTGGAGAGAATGTTCTTCTCAACAGAGACCGTAGGATAAGACTGCTCAAACGTCACTGGGAATCGCTCAAGGAATGCTTCATTGAGAACATTGGTTCCAATGAATCGTCCATCATCACTACCCTTACCCTTAGTGTTGGCAGTTGCAATGACGTTGAACCCAGCGGTAGGTTGAACAAACTTACCAATCTTCTTCAAGAACACACCCTTACCTTCAAGGATGGACTGGAGGCATAGAATTTTGTTGGAAGCAAGGTCAATTTCATCGAGTAGCAGGATTGCTCCTCGTTCGAGTGCTTCAACGACAGGTCCGTTATGCCAAACAGTTGCCCCATCGATAAGACGGAAGCCACCAATAAGATCGTCTTCATCAGTTTCAATAGTGATATTTACGCGGATGAGTTCCCGACCCAAAGATGCACACGCTTGCTCAACTGAGAGCGTTTTACCATTGCCAGAAAGTCCAGTAATGAACGTCGGATAGAATAGACGGGACTGAATAATTTTTTTAACATCAGAGAAATTGCCAAACTTGACGAAAGAATCATCTTTTTCGGGAATAAGGTTTTGTTCCTGAGAGGGAATAATTGCAGGGGATGCGGCAGGTGCCTGGTAGTTTTGTTCCATTTGTTCCCGAACGGTAAGGTTCCACTTACCACGACCAACTTTGCAATCAGCAATTTTATTGGTAACGGTCTGATAGTTGACATCATTCATCGCACACCAAGCGCGAATGTCTGCTGCAGTCACAGAATCTCCGTAGAGATCTTGCAGGGAGTTGACGATGCCTTCTTTGGAGAGACCCATTGGATTTGTTTGAACTGAAGTTAGTATAGTGGACAGATGGGGGGACTCAGGTCCCCCGTGGACAGTTTATCAAGCGACCAGATCGATGAACTCGTTCAAGACTCGCTTGTTCATTTTCTTGGTGCGAAGACTCTTAACAAATGCACTCTTGATCTGGGATTTGGTCGCATCCTCTTTGACATCAAAGGTATTGTCCTGTGCCAAAGAAGTTGCAGACATAGCAAAGTAGGAATGATATCCAGAGTTGGTGATCGTAAATGCACGCTCCTTCCTCCAGATGGCATGGATGCGATCATGATCATCATTCCATCGACCATAGTAACGAGCAATGAAACTATGGGCATCACGACCTTCAAGAACACGAATACCAATAAAGTTAGTATCCTTGAACTTATCCTTGAGATGAGTCAAGAGAACATCGGTAACCTCATACCAGTTACCATTTAGAGAATAAGTAGTTCCAAGTTTACGGTCACGAAGAATACAGTTGTTGTTACAAACCTGACGAATACCAAGATAAGGTTCATTCTCCCAGTGACGCTGAACAGTCTTATGGAACTTCAAAGGAGGTGCTTCACCATCAGTAAGAATCACACACTGAACCTTCTCAACATTATTCTTCTCCTTGAATTGAGGAATAATCTCATGCAAAGCAATAAGAGTATCATTCAGAGGAGTGCCTGACAGAGATAGTTTGCCAGGAATGGGATAATAAGTATAGTGATTGCGATTGAACCCTTCCGCAATGCGGAAGATAGTCTTCATCTGATTGTCCAGTTCTTTGATCTTTGTCTTACTAGAAAACATGTTCATCAGAGAGAACTGCTCATAGACTTGCAAAACGCCATCCCGCTTCTTATATGTATCTGGAGGACATTTATAGATGCGCTCTCCGTCTTCATCGACACTAAATCCATACTTTGGGAAGTCACTGGTAAAAGCATATACCTCAAAGGGAATGCTGACTTTTTTGCAGAACCAGATCAAGTTGAACAGTTGTTTGACAGTATCTGTAAGAACATCTGCCATCGATCCAGACCAATCAAGAATAAAAATCAATCCATGATTCTTACCATCAGGAACAACACTGACTTTCTTGAACAAATCTTCATTGTACTTATAGGTGTGAAGCCTAGTGCAGTCTAGGACACCAGTACGAGCAGTGGTAGCGCGAGCATATGCGGTGGCAGACTTGCGACATTCAAACTCCTTTACCAAATAGTTGACTTCTTTTTGAGATGACTTCTTGAACTCAGAGTATCTCTTATCAACTTCATAAAAGTATTTTGAATCAATATCATTCCAACGTTCAGGAACATCCCGATAGACTTCCTCGTTCGGAATAATAATGGCATCAAGATCGACCTTAGGAACCTCAAGATATTGATTCTCAAAAGATTGCTCACTAGTCAGATCCTTGATAGCATCTTCAAATGACTTCATCGTATCAACATTGAAGTCACTGCCACTATCTCCACCCATAGTGGGTTGATCTGCTACATCTTTGGGAGATCCCTGAATATCATCATCGTTAGAATCGTTGGTTCCTTGGGATGATTCGCTAGACGAGGATTCTGATTCTCCATCCTGACTATCTGATCCCTGTGGGATGGTGGAAGACCCACCATTATTCGGCTGTAATTGAACGTCTGCAGGGGACTCTGATTTCTGTTCATCCTTGCAATAGTTGTAAATTGCTTCTGATACATCCAGCACTTGTGCAAAAGTCTCACAATCGCAAACTGCAGATAGAAGAGACTCTTCTTCATTAGTGAATGGAATGTCTACGTAATTACCAATCTTACAGTACAGGTTGATTTTGTCTGCAAGATTGAAGGTTGACACATCTTCATCATCAATACTAAAGAAGTCTTCTGCTGCCAACTCCTCGTATCCTCGGTAGAAGGTCTTGGAGAGACCAGCATACCGACGCTTCATCATCTTCTCGATACGAGCGTCTTCGACAACATTGACAATCTGTGGTGGGATCTTACGATCCTTAATCCAATCTTCATCTGGTGTATATAGGGCGTGACCAACTTCATGACCCACTAGAAGGTCATACACATTATTAGATGCCTTGTTCCACTGAGGGAGCGTCAGCACGCGGGTATGGACATTGAACTGAGCAGTATCTACGGCACGATGCTCAACCACCAAGTCTTCAGTGGCAAGCAGTTTGGCAAGCTGTCCTTTGACTTCGTGGTTGATGGTCATTGGGATTCGTTTGAACTGAACACAGTATACAAAGAAGAATCCCTCTGCAGAAGATCAAGAACCAGTTTTTACACTGTCCACTGCTTTGGCAACCCACTCCCTAAGGTCTACTGTAGGTTCCCAACCAAGGGTCTCTTTAAGTCTAGAGTTGTCTGCAAGAGTGATTCTTGCTTCTCCTGGACGAGCATCAATAAACCTCTTCCTGGAAGAGATCATCGCTGCAATCTCATTGACAGAGTAGTTCTCTCCATTACCCACATTATAAACTTTACCAAAAGCGTCTTCAGGTAGATCTTTAGTTGCGGCAAGAATATTTGCCTGGACAACATCAGAGACATGAGTAAAGTCTCTACGTTGCTCACCATCACCAACTACAGTCAACTCTTCACCATTAGCAAGTTGACGAAGGAAAATTCCAATCACAGGAGCATATTGACCTTTAAGTGGTTGACGCTCACCATAGACATTAAAATATCTAAAAATAATCGTATTAAGATTAAACAAGTCGGTATACATCGCACACAACTTCTCACCAGCAACCTTAGATACTGAATAAGGATTCAGACAGTCATCTCCTTGAGTCTCAGTGTTTGGTGGAGAATTAAATCCATATGCAGAGGAAGTAGATGAGTAAATCACCCTACTAACATTTGCTTCTCTAGCACACTGAAGAACAGTTGCTGTACCAAGAGTATTAATTCTAACAGCGTTAAGTGGATTCTTAATTGCTGGTTGAATCCTTGCCTCTGCTGCAAGGTGAAAGACCCAATCAACCCCACAATAAAAAATTCTAGTGAGTTCGTAATTACAAATATCTTGCTTTACATAATGTGCCTTCTCATTGTAATAAAACTGGTCATGAGCATCCGAATACTCATTATCAATTACTGTTACTGTATGTCCAGCACCTACTAGAGCATCTACCAAATTTGATCCAATGAATCCACTACCACCTGTTACTAAGCAATTCATACCACTAACCTACTGAATCCCTTTTGCTTTTCAAATTTTAGCACGTTTAAGAACTTATCACGCATTCCCTCTTTATGAGAGATAACAAACGTATTGGCGTCCTTAATAACAAACCGAATAATCTTCATGAATTCATCGGTTCCAAACCCATCAAGAGAAGAGTCAAAAGTCTCGTCAAAGATAATAAGGTTACAATTTAAGGAGTTCTTAATCTTAGCAATCTCTCTCTACGTAAACAAGAGAGCAAGATCGATACGCATCTTCTCACCTTCACTGAATGAAGAGTAAGAAAAATCCTCTTGGATGGGAGATTGGATTGATTCATTAAACTCCTCGTCCAGGCAGAAGTTAATGAAAAACTCCATCATCTGCAAATACTTATTAACTTGACTGTTAATAAGTGGCAGATACTTTTTAATAATTTGTGTTTTGACGCCTCCGTCTTTTAAAAGATCATACACAAAGTTAAAGTTAGTCAGTTGATCTTTTTTAGATTCCGCCTCTTCGGAAGCAATCTTAAATTGTTCTTCTAAACTCTCTAGCTTCTCATGTTCAGAATTTCTTTCTGCAAGTCTAGTGGCAACAGTTTGAATTTCCTGTTCAAGATCTCGGACTTGTCTTTGGTATCCAGAGATCTTAGTATTGATTTGAGAAATCTCATGTGTAAGGTCAGTAACCTCTTTAGAAACTGTAGAGAAGTGACGCTCTCGATCTTCTTCCTCTTTAATTGCCTCTTCTAGTTGTATAAAACCAGAACGCAACA